CGCTGGTGTTCGAGCGGCACAACGGCAAGGGCACGGCACGCTGGGCAAGCGAGATCGAGGAATTTCCTATCGCCGTGACGAAACTGAGATTTGGGGAGGATTGACATGACCACATTACGCATGATTCCCGGCATTACATACACCCGGAAAAACCTTGAAGCATTGACCGGTATGCCGGACAGAGAGAACCGCCGGATGATACGGGAGCAGAGGCGGCAGGGTGTGCCTATCGTTGCCATGAAAGACGGCGGCTACAAGCTGGCGGAAACGGAGGAAGAAAAGCAAGCCTTACTTTCCATGTACCGCAAGCGGGCATTGGACGAGCTGGGGACATACCGCCGCCTTGCCAGAGCTATGCAGGTGGACGGGCAGATGGAGATGGGAGGTGGAAATGGAACGGTTTAACACTCCGCTGACGAAAGAGGCGGCGAAATCACTGCTGGCTTTGGATTTAGAGGACAAGGTGATTACCAGCTACGAGAAGCTGGACGAGTGGTACACCGCATGGGGCGGCCAGTGTTATGTGTCATTTTCCGGTGGCAAGGACAGCACGGTGCTTGCTTATTTGGCTGCAAGGTATCTATCGTCGTTCCGCACCCCTCCGTGGCCGCTTAATTTGGTGTTTGTCAACACCGGCCTTGAGTACCCGGAGATACAGAAATTTGTCAACGAGTACGCGGATTGGCTGCGGCGGGAGTTTGCTCGCGTGACCGTTAATCTCCACCGCTTGCGCCCGAAGATGAACATTCGGCAGGTGGTGGAAAAGTACGGGTACAGCATCGTGAGTAAAGAGGTTGCGAACTGCGTTTGGCTGGCGCGAAAGAGCGGAAACGGAACGCGCATGGCTCGACTGCGCGGCGAGTTGTTGGACAGTGACGGCAACCCATCTGCGTACAACTGCGAGAAGTGGGGGTTCCTATTAGATGCACCGTTCCTTGTATCTTCCGAGTGCTGCCGAATCATGAAGAAAAACACAGCGCACAGGTATGAAGGAAGGGAAAACGAAAAACCCATCGTTGCGACAATGGCGGACGAAGGGCGGCAGAGATTTCAAAAGTGGATGGCGACAGGCTGTAATGCCTTTGAGGGAAAGCGGCCGATGGGAAAGCCTATGAGCTTTTGGACAGAGAAGGATGTGTTGCGGTTTATCGTGGAGCGTGGGATACCATACGCAAGCGTCTACGGTGACATTGTGGCCAGCGATGGAGAGAACGACTACGGCGCAACGCTGATCGACTGCAAGCTACACTGTACGGGCTGTCAAAGGACAGGATGTATGTTTTGCGGGTTTGGAGCGCATCTCGAAAAAGGCGAGAACCGTTTCGAACGCATAAAGCACACGCATCCGAAGCATTACGAGTTCTGCATCGGCGGAGGGGCGTATGACCCTGTGGACGGATTGTGGAAGCCCACAGAAAAAGGGCTTGGCTACGCCAGAGTATTGGACTACATCGGAGTGAGGTATTGACATGAGCGTAAGTTTTACCATACCCATGCCACCGGTAACAAAGAAAAACAGTCAGCGCATTATGCACAGCAGCAAGACAGGCAAATCGTTTATCATGCCATCGCAGAAGTACATCGATTACGAGGCAAAGGCCGTGTGGTACTGCAAAAAGGCTGGTGTGCATGAGCCGATAGATTACCCCGTGGAGGTTAAATGCCTGTTTTATATGCCAACCAAGCGGCGAGTGGATTTAACCAATCTGCTGGAGGCTGTGGACGATGTGCTGGTCAAGGCGCGGGTGCTGCTGGACGACCACTGCGGCATTATTGTCAGCCATGACGGGAGCCGGGTACTGTACGACAAGGAGAATCCACGCACGGAGGTGAGCATAACCGCCTATGAATGATTTTGACTATGACATCGTGCAGAAAAAGCGTGTTGCAAGAGGCGCGTTTGCCCATGTGAACCGCAAGCGTGGGAAATGCAGATTGCCCAGCGACTACCTCACTGCGGCGCAAAGGAAGGAGAGAAACGGAGCGGTGAAAACTTACAACATCACACGGCCTATGCCTTGGGAAGATTTCAAGGCGATGCCGGACGACATTAAGCGGGAATATCTGCGGAATATGCAGTCTTGCGGAGGTGCAGCTACATACCTTGCGGAAGAAATGGGCTGTTGCAGTGCCACTATCATAGAATGTGGGAAAAAACTTGGCGTGCCGTTTGTGCGAGGTGGTCGGAACTTTAACTTGTGGCAAAAGAAACTATCAGAGTGGCACACATCCGAAGTGGTGGAAGAAACGCCAGAAAAACAGTCCGATGGGCCAACGCCGGTGCGTAGTGTGGAACCGTTGCACGTGCGAAGTGCAGAACTGCTTCACGCACGGCTCACTATCCGGGGAGACCGGGAAAGTGTTTTGCAAAATCTACGCATGCTTATGCCGGATGAATGTGAAGTCACGGTTGAGTGGTGAGAGGAGGAAAAAACTCGTGAAGGAGCATATTACCACTGGAGGGAAAACGCTTTGCTGGACTTGTAGAAAAGCGTATGGAGGATGCTCATGGACAGAAGTAGACTACACAAAAAAGGGCTGGCCTATACGATTTGAGCCGGTAAAGGGGTGGAATGCAATCCCGACAAAAAATGAAAAATACACATCATTTTTGGTGGTAAGTTGCCCAGAGTACGATCCTGATGATAGAAAGGAGGATACACATGACGGCAGATTTTGCGGGTATGGGGAAGCGCCTGCGGGAGGCAAGGGAGAAGGAACTTATGTCGCAGAATGATTTGGCTTTGGAATCTGGTGTAGCACCATCGACAATCAGCTATATTGAGTGTGGACACAGCACCGCATCGGTGTGGGTGCTGGCACATATCTGTGATGCGCTTGGGGTATCTATGCAATGGATGGTATACGGGAGAGGAAGAAAATGAGCAGAAAGAGCATATTTACAGTTGTCGGAGGTGCGGCCCTTGGGCTGCTGATTGCCGCCGGGATATTGTGGGTGGAGCCACTTGCCGCAGAAGCGGAATATGTGGAGGAGCAAGAACCTGTTTCCCCGCTGGTGGCGGAAGTAATCCGCCAAGAAACGCCACAGAAAGCCGCCTACACGCACGAAAGTACCATGACCGTGACAGCATACTGCCCATGCGAAAAATGCTGTGGAGCGTATTCAAACGGCTATACAGCCACAGGAGCGAAAGCAAAACAGGGCGTGACCATCGCTACCGACCCCGATGTGATACCGTTGGGGACAGAGGTTGAGATCGATGGGCATATCTACATAGCGCAGGATGTGGGCGGAGCAGTCAGCGGAAACCGCATTGACCTGTACTTTGATAGCCACGAGGACGCACTCCAATGGGGTGTGCAGGAAAAGACGGCGAGGTGGAACGGATGATGGAACGGATTACATTTGATGGAAATTTCTGCGACATTTCGCAGTGCCGGGAGCTGCCTTGCCAGCATGGCGGGAACTGCTCACAAAAGCAAGTGTGGGAGCGGCTGAAAGAATATGAGGACACAGGGTTATCCCCTGCTGGGCTTGAATATGCGGCGGAAACCGAAGAAGGGCTGAATAAGAGCGGATACAGCATGGAACGATGGGTGGAGCTGATGAAAGCCGACAAAGAAAGGCGCGTGGTGGTGCTGCCGTGCGAGGTGGGCGATACGGTGTGGGCCATTCTTGACGGTGCGAAATATGCAAGGGAATGTAAGGTTGACTTTGTGAATATCGGGAGTTTTGGCACAACTATTGTGTTTGCGGTAAAAGATGGGTTGAGAGAGCAGTACGGGGTTACCGCCGCTGCGTTCGGCAAAACCGTATTCCTGACCCGCGAGGAGGCTGCGAAAGCATTGGAGGTGACGAAGAATGAGTAAGGCTGTCATGCTGAGCGTCCGCCCGAAGTGGTGCGAGCAGATCGTGAACGGCGAAAAGACCGTTGAGGTGCGAAAGAACCGTCCAAAGCTGGAAACACCGTTCAAGTGCTATATCTACTGCACGCAAGCAAGTGTCAGGTATCAGACCATCTGTGGTTGTCATGTGCTGAACAGTGATGAATTGTACCGTCACCCAGAGCATGGCATTAAACACGGCGACAGCATAGAACTAATGCTATGTGAAAACTACACGAAAGACAATTTCTTGAACGGCAAGATTATTGGCGAGTTTACCTGCGACCGGATTTACAAGATTGACAAGGATAGTACGGATTTTCTTTTTAAGGCTGGGGGACTATCCGTTTACAAGCAAGCTGCCGAAGAAAAGTGTGGCCTGCGTGTGGCTATGACAGACGATGAGTTGCACGGCTATCTTGGACATTGCCAGGGCTACGGCTGGCACATTTCCGACCTAAAAATCTACGATAAGCCAAAGGAACTGATTGAGTTTTCACGCCCGTTTGAAAACTGCATAGACAAAGTGTGTGATGAATTTGGGTGTGAATTTTGCGAAAATGGCGGCCATATTAAGCGACCGCCGCAGAGCTGGTGCTATGTGGAGGCGAAGGAATGAAGCTGACTATTATCTTCAAGGAAGAGATTGAGGAACACATGAAAAAGCAATTCGGGCATTTCACGAATCCGCGGCAGATATACGGTGTGAAGACCGTACACATGGAAGGGGGGTATCTATACTCCACTATTTCGGACACGGTTCGCTGGCGTATGGATGACATTTCCAGATTTTACTGTGAGGAGGGCTGACGATGGCTGAGTACATCGAGAGGAAGAAGCTGGAGGAAGCATTTGATAATGCAGACCCTGACGTCTGTGAAAGTGACATGGACGGGCACAGCGATTGGGGGTTTGGAAGGGAAAATGTCCGAGATGTGATTCGAGGTGTTCCCGCCGCCGATGTGGCCCCGGTGGTGCATGGACGGTGGGGCACGTGCCGGGTCAATCTGGAAACGGGGAATTATGAGGAGCAATGCACCCGCTGCCGGAACTTCTCGAAAGAGTACGGCAAGCCTTACTGCCCCAACTGCGGGGCGAAGATGGACGGAGGTGGCGAGGATGCGGCTGATTGATGCGGATGCACTGGGCGTGGGGCGATGCAGCAGGGATGTATTGCCAGCGGACTACTGCGCCGGGTGGAACGGGATGGTAAGGTTATTGGAAAAAGCCCCCACCGTTGATGCTGTGGAAGTGGTGCGGTGTAGGGACTGCAAGCATTACAAGCCGGATGAATACGAATGCGGATGTGATTTCGCTGGTGGACTACCGTATGTAAAGGCTGACGATTTTTGCAGTTACGGAGAACGGAGGGACTATGATTAAAGACAGCGGAGAAAGAACAAAGTTTCCAAGCGGAGCACTCCGGGATATGCACACGGGCAAGGGACGGATGGATTTGCTCCCTTGGTCGGCTATCATGGAAGTGTCGAAGCACTGCGAGGCGGGCGCTTTGAAATACGGGGAGCATAATGTCGATAAAGGGATCCCAACCCACAGTTTGTTAGATTCCGCTATTCGCCATGCGGCGAAATATCTGGCGGGCTATGTGGATGAGCCGCACCTTGTAGCTGCGGCGTGGAACCTACTGTGGGCGATCGAGATGGAGCTTGTCCATCCTGAATGCGTGGACACTCCGTGGAGGGCAGCCGATGGCGAATAAAGACGCAATGCTGGAAGCCTTGGAGGAAATCGAGAACGGTATGTGCCGCATTAAGGAGCGACGGAGCATTTGGCAGAATAGCCTTGTATATGCACTCTGCCAAGCTGTGCGGCTGCTTCTGATGGACAAGATCAAGGAGGGACGGAAATGAGAATTGACGGCAAAACCCTGCCCAACAACCCCATGAAAGCGTACCAGCAGGGCAAGCTGATGGGGACAAAGCAAAACATGGATTTGGTGTCCGAAGTGCTGCTTACAAAATTTGGATTCCACGTGTTGGAGGAAACGCCGGACAGCCACGACACTATGAGTGTTGAGTATCTGCAAAAATGCCTTGTGGAGCTGGTGGACGCAAAAAACAGTGGCTATGTGACCAAGAAGGATATTGCGGACGCTCTGCGGAGCGACTACAAACTAATTAACAACGCAGAGTAAGGAGGCTGGCATGAGCCGAAAACAGACGCTGCCGTATGATGTGCGGCTTGAGTGCATTGCCTATGTCAGAGGTTATCCACGGCGGGTACAGGCGTACAACGACGCACGGAGCGAGATACTGAGCGGCGGAAGAAGTGCAACAGAGGGTATGCCCCGCTCCCCCGGTATTGGTAGACCGGCCGAGAGCAAGGCGGAGCAGCTTGCCGCCATAGAGAACTGGCCGGAAACCAAGAAAATGCGGGCTGTTGAATATGCCATAGACCGATGTGGGCGGGATTTGGAGAGCGAGAGCGTTCGAAAGCAGCTTACACAGGGGATCATGCGCAACTGTCAGGGCAAGCATAAGTATTCCCGCAACAAGATTGTTGTTCCGGGGATAAGCGAAGCAACATTCCGCCGGAGAAAAGAAAGATTCCTGTTCGACATTGCTACATATTGTGGTTTTGCAGGAAAAGATGAGCCAAATTCCACCTAATGATGTGCTACAATAGGTACAGTGGATGATAAGGCATAGTCATCCACCCGTCTTTCCACTCAACCCGTTTCCTCCATCTTATGCGCCGCCGGTATTGGGCGCACCTTCTGGCACCGAAAGGTCATACCGGCACAAACAGCCTGTAGGGAAACCTATAGGCTGTTGTTATATGCCGTGCGCTCGTTGCACCCCACGATCAGGGGCGGGAGGTCGCACCTCCCACACGGCACAAATATATGCGGGCGGAAGCTGGGAGGAATCAGCTCCGATAGTAAAATTTCGGGTTCGCAGGTTCGAATCCTGTCGCCTGCACAAGATGCCGGGTAGCACCCGGACAATGTGAGACCGTTTGTCGTGGCTTACATGAAAATGAAAATGCTCGCTGAAAACTGCGCGTGAGGATGCGTCCTCCTTGCCATGACCGAACAGCGGCGCTTGAGATGCTTGCGGGGCCTCAAGCGGGCATGAGCGTGTGACAATCTAAGCGGGAAGACGGCCAATATGCGGCATAGGTGCCCCGTAAGGGGAGACCACAGCGAGTGACGGGGACTTTCCCTGAAGCGCTAAAGCAGGGCAGGACTGCAATGCCGCACCAAAAGCGGAGAGCCGCTGCCGTGGGCAAATGGCATAGCGCCTGCCCGGAAGTGCGGCTATACCGCTCAGAAGTGAGCTGTGGAAAAGACATTGCCACCTGCTGGCAAACTGTGTAACCCATGTTTGAGAGCTTCCGGAAGGCCGCATGGGAGGGGAAAGACTGTTACTGTAGCCAAGGGGCGGGGGCTGGTGACAAACAAGGAGGGTTTACATGGAGGATATTTCGAAGCTTCCGTATGCTGCATGGCTGGAAGAAGCCATAGAAACAGTTGTAGGTGTATCGCCAAAATCGATCTGTATTGCAGCAACGGCGCATGATGGAACGACATTCACAGGGTATTACAATGCTGATGCGCAAGATAAGGCTGTGTTTTCGCACCACATCCAAAGCGATGTAACGATGGATATCATCAGAAATAATTCCGACATGATTAAATCCATATTATCCGAAGCAGGAGATGAACAGGAGTGATACATAATGGCAACAAAGAAATCTACTGCCATTGCAAAAACAAAGGATAACCGACCGGAGACCGGCAGAGGCGGCAAAAGAAACTTTCCTTCCTGCCTCCCTGACCTCAGTAGCGATGAAGATAGAGCGCTTGTATCTCAGCTCCTTACAGAGGTGCTTGTAGAGTATAGACAGCCAAAGGTAAAGAGTGACGAAGAACTCAAGGAGAGAATAAACGACTATTACGCACGCTGCGCACAGACAGGGCAGACACCAACAGTAGAGGAACTATTCCTGTCTACCGGCTACGCAATTAGCACAGTTAAGGACTGGGAATACGGGAGACACAAGGGATTTAGCCCCGAAACAGCGGCCATAATTAAAAAAGCCAAGGGTTTTATGCAGACTTTTGACGCAAAACTTGTGGTTTCCGGGAAGCTGAATTTCCTTGCGTATTGCTTCCGTGCAAAGAACTATTACGGCATGGTGGACAAGCAGGAGATGGTGTTGACGCCGAACCAGCCGCAGATTGAGGGCTTGACCCCCGAACAGCTCCAGCAGAAGTACATTGCAGCCAGCGACTTTGAGGCAAAATAAGCCAAAACCGAGCGACTTTTACACGACTTTCCGCCAATTCCGGGAAAGTGGTCAAGAAAAATCCCGCGTTTATACACGGAATTTTGTAAACGACTATGATTTTTGGGTAAAACGAGCGGCTTTCGCAGCGACTTTGGCGCAGACACTTGCGACTTTCACAGCGACTATGCCAGCGACTTTTGCGACTTTCCCGGCGACTCTGGTAGCGACTTTGGCAGCGACTTTGGCAGCGAGGCACGCCATAGCAGCCCCCGGACGGCCGGCATGGAGGGACCCGAACCGGCAGCCGCAGAGACCGCGCCACCGATCAGGGGGCAGCCATCGATAAGGCCACAGGGACGCAAGGGCGGCGGCGAGCTGGCAGCACACTGTAAAGCGGCAACGCACGGCTGAGGGTGCAACGCCACGCCACAAGGCCATAAACAAGGCGCACAGCGCACGCAAGGCGGCAGCAATGTAGGCACAGCGGCCAGAGTTAAAACGCCTTACAGGTGCGTTAAAATGGCAAATAAAGCATATAGCAGGAAAGCCCCCGGAATACACCGGGAGCAAAGGGAAACCCCGCACAGCTTGCGCCATGCGGGGCGGTGGTCATTTTTGGAGTTTGGCCAGGTCGAAAAGCAGCAGAATAGGCTGCAACAGGATATACAACAAGATCAAGGGCGGCACCTCCTTAAAGCTCCGTGACAAAGACGCCCATATCATCATCGCGGACATACTCGCCCGACTCCGCATCATACGTACAGCATGCGCCATCCTCGTCCGCGGCGTTGGCCATGTCGATGCAGTAATCAACATCGTCTACGGTGTAGGTGTCCGTCTCCGCGTTGTATGGTAGCGTTCCGGCGTCAAAGTAGTCGTTGCTCCAGTCCGGCCCATAACCGCTGCCGGTCCAGCGCTGTATCCTGATTTCCACCGTTTTCTTTCCGTCTGTAATTTTCATTTTTTTGTCCCCCTTTTTTTGATTGTACCACATCTGCCCGCTTGCGTCAATTGGCAATGCGGTACGGGATGCCGTTGACGATGCGGGCGTACTCTCGCCCGTTGATGCTGCCGGAGATGCGGCGGTCCTCGCTGATCCACCAGATAACGTCAGGGTCATATGCCCAGTTGATCCAGTACTCGGCCCCCTGGTATACGATGTGTGCACCGCTGTGCCTCATGTAGTCGATGTTGCCGGTAATGTGCTTAGCGGTAATCCGCTGCGGTAAAATGCGTGTCATGATGTGCCCTCCTCATGCAAACGTAAATCTGTGGGTTGTTGTGGTCTTGGTGTACCGGGCTGCCACCTCCGGCATATCTCGCTTGATGGCGGCTGTGTCCACCCTGGAGGATGTAACCGCCTTATAAGTGGCCTTGTGTTCTGCCCCTGCCAGGGATTCCACCCCGGCGGCGGTCATGCGTTCTTTGATCTGGTCCTTGAGGCTTTCCACCATTGCGGCGGCCTCCTCCTGCATCCGGATATACTCTGCAAGCTCTTTCATAATGCTATCAATATTCATATTGAAACCCCCTTAAAACAAGATAAACAGATTGGAACAACGCCCGATAATGGCGTATAATGTGCCGGTTTCGGTATCTTCGACCAGCCCGCCATTGATACCGTAAACGCCGGAAGAATAGCCCACTTTTTCAAGCCTGCGCAGCGTGTAGATATATTCGCTCGGCTTGTTGGTATAATCTTCAGCCACCCCGAGCCGCACCAGGTCGCGCAGCTCTTTCAATTTATATTTCCTCATTGCTGCACCTCCTGCCGGGCGGCCCGGATCGCCGAATACACGCGGCGGAAAGCCTGATACAATGCCCTGGCTTGCACATCAAGCCATTCTTCGCGGCTGTTCGGTCTGCGCTTCCCGTTGCGGGTCTTTTTGAGTTCGGAGGGGTTGCAGAGGGCGGCGGCGATGTCCCCATCATACACAAGGGCAGAGCCGCCCCAGCTGTATTCGCCCCAGTCCCGCGCCCCGTTTAGGGCTGCGGCCTCGGCGGTGGCGCTTGTTGCGAGATCGTCGGCGGAGATGTAGCCGCCCTTGTAGTAATCCGCGATCTGCTGGAGCATGTCCACGGCGTACCCATTCACGCCCCGGTCCCATGCGCTGCGGTCCTTGCGCTGCTCCAGCGTCTGCATTGCCTGTGCAAGTACTGTTGTATAATCCATTGTATTACCTCCCGGCCCTATGGCCTAGTCTCTTGCCAACGGCTGCCGGATGTGGTATACTCTCCGTGCTGGCCTGCTGGCTGGTGTGGGGGCGTTCCCGGTGTGCTTTGGCTGGCTACCGGGTGCGCCCTCGTCTTGTATGGGTCTATTGTAATGCCCATTAGGGTATTTGTCAATAATTATGGGCAATATAATGCCCTTAAAGTATAGATAATAATTCGTGTGGGTATTTGTATAATATGCCCATTGTGGTATACTCAAACGGCACACACGGCGGGCGGCAGTCCTGGGCATTCTCCGGCGGGGCTGGCCGGGGGCCGGGGGATATGCGGCGGCAGCCGGGGGCGGGGTAAGCCCCAAAAATCCCGCAAAAAATAAAAAGCCATTTTTGCCCCATGTTGTAAAATCCGGCAAAAACAAAAAGGCTATTTTGGGCATAAAACATATTGACACAAATTATGCCGTGTGCTACACTACCCTTACAAGATGAAGGGAGCGATGCACATGAAAGTCGGGTATATTCGGGTGTCCACCGAGGAGCAGAACACGATCCGCCAAGAGATACTGATGAAAGACCTTGGCGTGGAGCGTGTCTACATGGATAAAGCGAGTGGCAAGAGCCGCACAGGCAGGCCGCAGCTGGAAGCGATGATGGATTTCGTCCGAGAGGGCGATGTGGTCGTTGTTGAGAGCATCAGCCGGTTTGCGAGAAGCACGAGGGACTTGTTGACGCTGGTAGAACAGCTCACAGACAAAGGTGTGGGTTTTGTATCGCAGAAGGAATCCATTGACACGAACACGCCACAGGGCAAGTTCATGCTTACGGTGTTTGGTGCAATGGCGGAGCTGGAGCGAGAGCAGACCTTACAGCGGCAGAGAGAGGGCATAGCGGCTGCAAAAGCGGCTGGGAAGTACAAAGGCCGTCAGCCGATAGCAATCAGCGATGATCTGCTTAAAACGGTGCATGAGCAGTGGTACAAGAACGAAATTACAACGGCCTATGCGGTTAAGCGGCTGGGTGTAAGCCGGAATACCTTTTACCGCCGGATGTGGGACTACGAGGATTCCGCAGGGATTCCGAGACGTCGTTGAGGGGGGAGAAAGAGCCATGAAAAAGAGCAATGCGAAGCCCGCTGACAAGAAGATGATAATCGTTTTTGTCATTCTGATGATTGCTATTATAGCTTTTGCAACCAGTAGCAAGAGCGGCGAACAGGCGCCTGCCGAAGAAGACCAGTACACCCCCGCAAGCTTCGAGGAGATTTACCAGGCTTACGAAGATAACGAGCTTGTGGCAGATGACCTATACAAAGGCAGACGGTATGAGGTAACCGCCACAATCAACGGGATGGAAACCGGTGGGCTTATGAACATGACCGGCGGGGCTACCCTGACGATGGAAAAGAAGATTGGGAATACAATCGTTGTATTTCTTGCCGAATTTGAGCGAGACCAAGAGGAAGCCTTGAAAAACATTAAAGTCGGAGACGAAATCACATTTGAGGGGACTTGTTATAGCGCAGGTTCTTGGTCAGATTGTGAACTTGTAAACTAACTTTGCATAAAACCAAATAGAATGGACTACCGATTATTCGGCAGTCCATTTTTTATTGCAGGAGGACGAATGGATTATCGGAAGATTGCGGAAAGCATCAAAAGCCGAATAGAGAAAACGCATGACCGAGAAGCCTACAAGGATTTGCTGGCGTTGTGTATTGGGTACGAAGCGGAAGATTTTGCTGCGGCGCACCAGTTAAATTCCGAAGTCCGAAAAATGACCTCCGAAGCGTTGCGTAACGGAAACCCGAAGGATGCGGAGCATTTCTACACACTGCATAAGCAGGCTATGCTGTTTGACGCACCGCATGATTTTGATACCTTCCTGCTGTATGTGGAAATGGACAGAAAACCGGAGAAGCGGTTTTATGCTCCGCGCAGGCGGTATCTAAGACCTATTGTACAGGGGTATCAAGATGTCCTTGACGGCAAATTAAGGCTGCTGACCATTTCCCTACCGAAAAGAGCCGGAAAAAGCCAGCTGGGGATAAATTTCATCAACATGATTTCCGGCAGAAACCCGGATAAATCGTCCCTTATGGAAGGCACGGGCGATGACCTTGTGCGGAGCTTCTACAACGGCTGTCTGGAGTATCTGCAAACGCCCAATGAGTATTTATTCTACGATGTGTTCCCGGATGCTCCCTTGGTGCAGACCAACGCAGACACGAAAATCATCAATCTGCGTTCAAAATCTCGATTCCCTACGGTCATGTGCCGGTCGATTGACGCACGGCAGGTGGGTTTGTCGGAGGCAACCAATGTCCTGTACTTGGATGACTGCGTGGAGGGCAGAGAGGAAGCGAAAAACCGTCAACGGCTGGATGATAAGTGGGAAGTTATTTCCGGCGATATTTTAGGTCGAGCCATTGAGGGTACGCCTATTGTGGCCACCGGGACGAGATATTCCCTGTATGACCCCATAGGGCATTTACAGGAGGAAGCACAAAAGGGCGGCTGGTCGTGGAAAGCCATTGAAATCCCAGCCCTTGACCCGATTACAGATGAAAGCAATTATGAGTATGAGCGGGAGGGGAAAAAGGTTTTTACCACCGCATATTTCCGTGAGCAGAGGGAGCTTCTGAGTGCGGAACAGTTTGAAAGCGAATTCCAGCAGCAGCCCTTTGAAGCAAAGGGGCTGCTTTTCAATAAGTCGGAGCTGAACTATTTCTTTGAACTGCCGGTAGATCGTGACCCGGATGCAATCATCGCCGTGGCAGACACCGCAGAAAGCGGAAAAGACAGTACGGCGATGCCTGTTGCGGCCTTATATGGGGAGGAAGTCTACATTGTGGATGTTGTATACGACGATTCCCCCGCAGAGGTAACAAAGCCGGAATGCGCAAAGTGCCTGATTGACAACAAAGTGGGCGATGCACTGTTTGAATCCAACAACGCCGGTATGTATTTCGCAAGAGATGTTGCGGAGCTTGTGAAAAACGCTGGGTTTACCACCAGCATACGGACAAAAAGGACAATTTCCAACAAGCAGACACGGATTGAGTTTGCATCAGACGGGATCAAGAAGCATTTCTACTTCAAGCATCCGTCCACATACAAACGAGGGTGTCAATACTGGGGATTCATGCAGGAAGTGACCACCTATGTCAGAAGCGGCAAAGTGGCGCACGATGACGCGCCCGATTCCCTATCGCTACTGGAAAATGAGATCAGAAACCGCATCAGCGGGAAAATCGAGATATTCAAAAGACCGTTTTAAGGGGTGACGCTATTGAGACAAATGTTTGGCAGAAAAGTCATTTATTCCGATGTAACCGAAGTAAATGAGGGCAATATTGCAAATATCCTGCAAAAGGCAATGGTTATCCACGCCGCCAACCGGGCGGACATGGAATATTTATACAGGTACTATAAAGGCGACCAGCCTATCCTTGCGAGAGTAAAGGATGTACGCCCGGAGATCAACAACAAAATTGTCGAAAACCGGGCAAACGAGATCGTGTCCTTCAAGGTCGGCTACCTGATGGGAGAGCCTGTCCAGTATGTCAGCAGGGTTGCGGACGAGAAAATCGCCGAGATGGTGACAAAACTGAACGATTATGTTCTTTCGGAGGACAAACCGGCAAAGGATAAAGAACTGGCGGACTGGTTTCACATCTGCGGCACGGCTTATCGCATGGTCATGCCGGACACCCCGGAAGATGAGGACGAAGCCCCGTTTGAGATTTATACCCTTGACCCACGGTTTTGCTTTGTGGTGTATTCCGTGCAGTTGGGTAATCCTCCCCTCATGGCGGTCAAGTATGTCAAGATGGAAGATGGGACAGTCGTTTTCAGCTGTTACACGAAAGACCATTTCTATGAAGTGACCGACACATGGCGGATTATTCGCAGTGAGCCGCAGATTCTTGGTATCCCAATCATTGAGTACCCGGCAAACCGTGCAAGACTTGGCGCGTTTGAAATCGTTTTGAATCTGCTGGATGCAATCAACAATGTGGAATCCAACCGCATGGACGGCGTGGAGCAGTTCGTGCAGTCCTTGCTTCTGTTCCACAATGTGCGTATTTCCGAGGAACAGTATTCCGCATTGCGGCAGGACGGCGCAATTCAGTTTGAGGACATTGACCCGCAGAAGAAAGCGGAGATCAAGAACCTTGTTACGGAGCTGAATCAAACACAGACGCAGACCCTTGCAGACAACCTGTATAACACGGTGCTGACCATCTGCGGGATGCCAAACAGAAACGGAGGTTCTTCCACTTCTGATACTGGCTCTGCAGTCATCATGCGTGACGGCTGGTCTGCGGCAGAAGCAAGAGCAAAGGACTCCGAGCTGGTGTTCAAGCGTTCCGAAAAAGAGTTTCTGAAAGTGCTTTTGCGGATTTGCAATGACTTGAGCGATTTGTCTTTGAAACTGTCTGCAATCGAGATCAGATTCACCCGGCGGAACTACGAGAATATTTCCGAAAAGGCAAATGTGCTGGTAACCATGCTTGGTAACGGGAAAATTGCGCCACAGCTTGCGTTTACGCATTGCGGCCTGTTCAGCGACCCGCAGCTTGCGTACAAGATGAGCATGGAATATGTCGAGGAAAACGGAGGAAACAATGGAATTAACGCTGGAGATGGTACGGGCGATCAACGAAATTCTCAAGAGCCGCAATCAAGCGGAGGTGAAAGTGGAGAACGGGAGGATCGTAGTAATCGAAGTGCGTAGGAAAAAGAAATACTGAGTGGGTCTGGCAAGGGCTTGACCGACAGCCGAGGGGCTATCCGAAAGGGTAGCCCCTTTATTTTTTCGATTTACCCGCCGTAAGGCGATAAATGGTCAGGGACGACCTAAAAACGCAAACGGGAGACAACCCGAAAAAACAGAGAATAGTGCTGAGTGAACAGCCTTGTTAAACGCAGGAGGTAATCAAAATGGCAAAAATCGACACCAGCAGAATCGCCGGTTATGCGGACATGTCTTTGGAGGACAAGCTGAAAGCGCTGGAAGCGTTTGAGTATAACGACAACGCATCCGAGCTGGAAAAGCAGAAAGCGGCAGTTTCCAAGGCAAATTCCGAAGCCGCTGCTTGGAAGAAGAAGCACAACGAGCTTCTGTCCGAGGATGAGCAGAAGAAGCAGCAGCAGGCGGAGGACATTGCCGCTATGCAGAAGGAGCTTGACGAGCTGCGGCGTGACAAGACCGTTTCGCAGTTCACGGCCAAGTTCATCGCACAGGGCTATGACGAAAAGCTTGCTGCCGATACTGCCAAGGCAATGGCTGACGGCGACACCGACAAGGTGTTTGCAAACCAGCAGACCTTTCTTGAGGCTTATGCAAAGCAGGTAAAGGCCAGTGCAATGCAAGGCACACCCAAGCCCGCTGCCGGAGCCGGGTCGAATGGTGCAGACTTTTCCAAAAAGGCTGCCGATGCGCAAAGCACCGGCAATTTTGCGGAGGCGGCGTACTATACCCGCCTTATGAATCAGGACAACAATACACAGTAAAGGAGAATGAATCAAAATGGCAGATACTTTTGCTACCAGCTTCGGAGTGCTGAACTACTCCGGTATGCTCTTTAACAAGGGCAACACCCGCACCCCGCTGTCTTCCATCATCGGAAGCCGGGCAAAGACCACCAATCATGTGGAGTTTGTCACCGGGCAGGAATATAGCTCCGCTGGCGGCGCACAGCCCGCTATCAGCGAAACTGCGTCTCTGACTGCTCCTGATGCTTCCGTGGTGACCCGCACCCAGAAAACCAATGTCACGCAGATTTTCCAGGAGACCGTAGGTGTGTCCTACGCCAAGATGTCCAACATGGGCACTCTGTCCGGCGTGAATATCGAGAATCAGCAGGCAAATCCCATCAATGAACTGGATTTCCAGGTGGGCGCAAAGATTCAGAAGATTGCCCGGGATATGGAGTTTACTTTCATCCAGGGCGCATACAACAAGGCCACGGACGATTCCAAGATCAACAAGACCCGTGGTCTGACTACCGCCATTACCACCAATGTTACCGCTATGGGTTCCAAGCCCCTTGGCCTGTGGGATGTGGCCGATATGGTGAAGAAGATTTACGGAGCCAACGCTCCCACCAACGGCCTGGCGCTGTGGTGCGATGCCGTGACCATGTTCCAGATCAATGCGGATGCCGTGCAGAACGGGCTGACCGTTGTTCCTGTTGCTCGTGAGATCAACGGAATTGCGCTGTCCAGCGTGGTCACTCCTCTGGGTGTGGTTTACCTGTACCTTGGCGAGTGCCTGCCCGCTGGTACGGCTCTGCTGCTGAATCTGGATGTTATCGCCCCTGTGTTCCAGCCTGTTCCCGGCAAGGGCAACTTCTTCCTGGAGCAGCTGTCCAAGACTGGTGCTGGTGAGAAGTACCAGCTGTTCGGGCAGGTCGGCCTTGACCACGGCCCCGAATGGTATCACGGCAAGTTCACCGGTATTTCCACCGATTTCACTGCGCCCACTTATAGCCGCAGCGTGTTTATTGCCAATGACGCAAGCAATCCTGTAAACACCAAGGCTGTGACCGGCTGATAAGGGAGGGCGGGAAGTATGACCGAAGCTGAAAAGACCGAGCTTCTAGCTACTATGACAGACCAGCAAGGAAGCGTGCTTTCCGCCTACCTTGCTATTGCCGGGGATAAAGTGCTGCGCAAACTATACCCGTTTGACGACACGATTAAAGAAGTCCCCGAACGGTATCACATGACCCAAGTGGAGATTGCCGCATATCTGCTGAACAAGCGCGGAGCAGAGGGCGAAACAGCGCACAGCGAGAATGGTATTTCCCGCTCCTATGAGGACGGCGATGTTCCGTCCTCCCTTTTGCGTGACATTGTCCCTTATGCGGGGGTGGTGAAATGAGATGTATGGATCGGAACAAATCGGAATTTTGGTATCTCCTGTATGACGGGAAAACTATGAATATGTCCGATGACGGCTACGAAACCGGGCAAATGTCCGTGAAATACAAGGACGCAGTGAAAATGCTGGCGAATATCTCCCCTGCATCCGGGGCGGCGCAAGTGGAGCAATTCGGGCAATTTGTTTCCTATGACAAGGTCATCATCACGGATGATATGGATTGCCCCATTGCAGAAGATACCGTTTTGTTTGTGGACAAAAATCCGGAATACGAGGATGGGAAACCACTTTATGACTACATCGTAAAGCGCGTGGCCAAATCCCTGAATTCTATCTCTATTGCCATAAGCAAGGTGAATGTTTCGTGAAGCACAAGGTTGTTACCACCCTCTCTCCATCCGGCGTACAGCAGATGATCGATTCCGTTCGGGAGTACCGGGAATGGATAAAAATCGGCTGCGCAAGGCTTTTGGAGCGCCTTACACAAGAGGGATACGAAGTGGCAAGCGCAGGCTTTGCGAGCGCCGAATATGACGGCACAAATGATGTAACCGTGTCTGTCGAAGATCGAGGAAAAATAAAGGCCGTTGTCGCCGTTGGCGGCACGGTCTTATTTATTGAATTTGGCACAGGCGTAACATACCCGGATAATCACCCGGAAGCAAGGGACTTGGGAATGGAGCGCGGAGAATATGGCCAAGGACGCGGAAAACAATCCACATGGGGTTATTACGGAGAACCCGGTACAAACGGAATTGTTGTAGGCGAAAGAGCAAAGGGCACGCTTGTTCTTACACATGGTAATCCGGCCAATATGCCCATGTATAACGCCGTAAAAGAATTGGAGTTGCGGCTTGGAGAAATCGTAAAGGAGGTGTTCGGATGATTGATGTGGAACGGATGATTTTTACCCCGATTGCAGAGGCCTTGCGAAAGAAGTTCAAGGGGATAGATGTTTCCGGGGCGTATGTAAAATCTCCTCCCAAATTTCCTCACGCAAGCATTGTAGAACAGGACAATTACATGACCACATCCAATCAGGACAGCTCTGACACTGAGCGTTTTGCAACCGTCATGTACGAGGTCAATGTCTACTCCACCAAAACCGGAGAAAGCAAATCAGAGTGCCGCAGCATCCTGTCAGAAATCGACAAAATGCTGTATGCAATGAATTTCACACGCATTTCCATGACACCCGTCCCGAACATGGACAGTGCGTCAATCTATCGCTTAGTGGCACGATACCGTGCCGAAACGGACGGAACATCCATCTACCGAAGATAATGTGACAACGAAAAGAAAGGAATGATGACTTATCGCTATCTCTACCTATAAAATTTTTCTGATGCAGAAAAGCTCTCCCGGGACTACATGGACAAAACTGGTGGACATTAAGGAGTTCCCCGACCTTGGCGGTGACCCCGAAATGCTGGAAACCACCACCCTGTCTGACAAGATGCAGACCTACATCGCCGGTATTCAGTCTATGGACGGCCTGAGTTTCACGGCAAACTACACACTGGCCGATTACAAGACTCTGAAAGCAAAAGAGGGTACGGAGGCGGATTATGCCGTGTGGTTTGGCGGCACGGAGACCGGCGACGCTGTTACCCCCACCGGCTCCGACGGCAAGTTCTCCTTCAAGGGGCAGCTTTCCGTGTATCCCACTGGCGGCGGCGTAAACGAAGTAGTAGGCATGAATATCACCATCGCACCCACCTCTGTCATTACTTTGGATGACGGCGAGTAAGGAGGAATTATGGCAAAGACAATGACCATCGAGCACAACGATGTAAAGTATGTGCTGGAGTATACCAGAAAGTCTGTGGAGATGATGGAGCGGCAGGGCTTCGAGATTGAGGAACTACAGCGAAAGCCCATGACCTATCTGCCCGCCCTGTTCGCCGGTGCTTTTCTGGCGCATCACCGCTATGTAAAGCGTGACGTGATCGACAAAATTTACGCCCAGCTCCCCAACAAGGGCGATATGCTTGGTAAGCTGGTGGAGATGTATAGCGAACCCATTGTTGCGCTTATGGATGATCCAGAAGCTGAGGGAAACGCCAACTGGACGGTGGACTGGTAAGCGAACCGCCGCCCGATAAAGAGGGGGGAAATACCCCCCTCTACGCTTACACGGACAAGTTTTATGAGGTTTTCCCTTATTACCTTGCAATAGGTATGACCTACGAACAGTTCTGGGAAATGGATTGTGAGTTGGTCAGGTATTATCGCAAGGCGGCGAAAATCAAGCAGGACTTGGATAACCAGCAAGCATGGTTACAGGGTGCGTATTTCTATGAAGCCTTGGCGGATGTTTCGCCCATTCTTCATGCGTTTGCAAAGAAGGGCGCAAAGCCTATTCCGTATCGAGATTCCCCATATCAGGTTGGAGAAAGCAGTAATTCTGCGGAGAAAAAGGCGAAAGAGCAGAAGAATGATAGCCGTGCAAAATCCATCATGGAAATGTTTATGATTGCCAACAATAAGAAATTCGAGCCGGGAGGTGAGAAGCATGGACAATCTTGAAATCCAAGGGCTTGAGTTCCAAATCAAAGAGAACAGCGATAGTGCCGTTGCGTCTTTGGGACGGCTTGAAAAAGCGTTGTCCTCCCTAAAGACTGCCACTTCCGGCGGAGCATCCGGCCTCAGCGGAGCGTCGAAACAGGTAGATTCCTTTAACAAGTCTCTGAACAACATTGAGAAAACATCAAGGTCTGGTAAGCTTGGCGGTTTTTTCCAGTCTTTGAAAACAACCGGAGTACTGGTTGGAATCAGAATGCTCCGCTCCGAACTGTCAAAGGCCATCACCGAATCAAATGATTATCAGGAAGACCTAAACCTTTTCACCGCATCAATGGGGCAATACGCAAAAGAAGCCCAAGAGTACGCTGAAAATGTTGGAGAAGTGATGGGCATTGACCCCGCCAAGTGGATGCGCAATCAAGGCGTATTTAACACTTTGCTGACTGGCTTCGGTTCTGTCTCCGACCGTGCCTACTTGATGAGCAAGAACCTTACGCAGCTCGGCTATGACATTTCTTCGTTCTTCAACATCTCTGTTGAGGACGCTATGCAAAAGTTGCAATCCGGCATTTCTGGCGAATTGGAACCGTTGCGTAGATTGGGCTATGACCTGTCGCAAGCCAAACTGGAACAAACCGCCTTGACGCTGGGGATTGAAAAATCTGTTTCTGCTATGACGCAAGCGGAAAAAGCGGAGCTGCGCTACTACGCCATTATGACGCAGGTAACAACGGCGCAGGGCGACATGGCTCGTTCGCTGGAAGCCCCCGCAAACCAGCTCCGTATTTTCCAAGCGCAGTTAACACAGGCATCAAGAGCAATCGGTAATATTTTTATTCCTATTCTTCAAAAGATATTGCCCATTGCAATCGCCGTCCTTCGTATTATACGCGAGCTGGCGGATGCTATTGCAAAACTGTTTCACTTCAAGCTCACGGAGATTGATTATTCCGGCGTTGGGAATCTCGCCAGCGGCGCAGAAGATGCCGCTGCAGGCTTTGACGATGCGGCAAGCGCAGCAAAAGAACTGAAAAAGTCCGTTATGGGCTTTGATGAGCTTAACATTCTGAACGGCAACACTGCGTCCGGGTCTGGTTCTGCAGGTGTGTCCGGCGGCAGCGGTTTTGACTTTGAATTGCCTGAGTATGGTTTTCTTAATGATGTAAGTAAGCAGGCTGATGAAGTCACGCAGAAGCTCAAAAACGCACTCCCGTGGGTTCTTGCTATCGGCGCTGGCCTTTCTGCGTGGAGAATTGGGAAAAAATTTGGTTTTAATTTGCAAAAAACCATTGGACTTGCTGTGGGCATTTATGGTGCGCTTACGCTTGTACAGAACATTTTAGATTCGATCGTAAACGGTGTAACGCAAGAAAACATGGCCGGGATGATTTTCGGCATGACGCTTGCCGTGACAGGACTGTATGTCGCTCTTGGGCCGGTGGCTGGAGGAATTACAGCCATTGTTTCCGGGCTTGCTGTTTTGGCCGTTGCGTTTACTGATGCGGAGAAAAATGGATGGAATTTCCAGAATCAAATGCTTGCTGTTGCTGGAATTCTCGCGGCTGGCGTAGGCATCGGCATTTTGACCGGCTCCTTTATCCCGCTTCTTATCGGAATGATTGCATCGCTGCTGCTTAGCGTTACTACGGCGACCGGGCACGGGCAGGAACTTATCGAAGGAGTCAAAGAAACGCTAAAGGGATTCATCGATTTCTTCGCCGGTATCTTCACGGGAGACACTAAGCGTACAGCCGATGGCATTGCTGGAATTTTCGGTGGGCTAAAAAAGGCGGTTGGTGCTGTGATCGATGGCATAAGGGACTGGCTTAACGGATTGTTGGATTGGATTGACCAGAAAACAAACGGAAAGTTGAAGCCGCTCATTACCGGAATTAAAGCTATTGTAACCTCCGTTTTTGGCAGCATAAAGCAGACCGTCGGGAATGTAATCGACGACATTAAGATGATTTTCTCCGGTCTTATCAAGTTTATTTCTGGCGTTTTCTCTATGGATTTTGACAAGGCGTGGGAAGGAATTAAGGACATTTTCAAGGGTGTATGGAACACCATAATCGACCTGCTTAACGGCGCAATCAATATCATCATCAGAGGGCTGAACTGGCTCATTAAGCAGATGAATAAAATCAGTTTTGATGTTCCTTCGTGGGTGCCAGCCATTGGTGGGAAGTCTATCGGTGTGAACATTTCCTATATCAGTGAGAATGTGCTTCCGCATCTTGCAAAAGGTGCAGTTATCCCGGCAAATGATGAATTCCTTGCTGTGCTTGGCGATCAGACCCACGGGAACAACATCGAAGCGCCGGAAGGCCTTATTCGTAAAATTGTCCGGGAGGAATCCGGAGGTTCCAGCGAAATTCACGTCACCATCGTTCTCGATAGTGTAACTGGAAAGAAATTGTTTGATACGGTGGTAAGGGAGAACAACGCCGTTATCCGGGCAACTGGGGCAAGCCCTCTTGTTACGTAAGGAGGTCAAATGGCAATTTTAACCATCACAAAGGCAGACGGGACAATTGTCCCGCTGCCTGACCCCAGCGAATATTCGTGGGGTCTACAAGATGTTGATGCAGACGGAACGGGGCGAAACCAAAGCGGGGATTTGTTTCGCGACCGTGTGGCAAGCAAGCGAAAACTAACTCTATCGTGGCCACCCATGAAAGCCGCCCCTATGTCTACGCTGCTGCAAGCGGTTGATGATGTGTTTTTCGATGTAAGTTATCCAGATGCCATGACCGGAACCACAAGGAAAATGACCGCATATGTTGGGGACAGAACGGCTCCAATGTATAGCCTTATTGATGGTGCATATCAATGGAATGGTCTATCTATGAACTTTATCGAGAGGTGAGCCATGCACACTGTAACGGATGAATTTCATGCTGCGTGTTCGGCACCGGGGCGTGAAGTTACCAGCAAAATCAATTTCAATGGAACAACAGACCTCCCCGCATCGGAGATACAGGAGATCGTTGTAACAGAGCAGTTTGGCTCATCGGACGGCGTGACCGTCGGTGCGGCGTTTTCTTCCAGTTGCAAGGTGACGATGTACAAGCAGGATAATTTGCCGCTGAATAATGCGTATTTTATCCCATCTGTTGGAATCATGGTGAACGGGGAAGCGCAGTATGTAGCGAAAGGCAAATACTACATCCCAACGGACGGAGTGGATGATAGCGGGAAACTGTGGATAACTGTCACAGGCTATGACCGTATGGCCAGCCTGACGGACGATTATGTGCCTACCATTGATTTCCCCGCCACTCCTGTGCAGATTCTCACAGATGTGTGTACGCAAGGAAATGTCACTGCGCCCTCGGTAGCTTTGCCGGATATTCAAATTTCTGCACCCTACACAGGGTCACTGCGTCAGCAGCTCGGATGGTTGGCGGGGCTGATCGGATGCAATGCGAAATTTGATTCCGACGGCGAACTGAAATTCTGCTGGTACTCTGATAGTATTTCTGTTGGCCCGGAGGTGCAGTATCAGGGAGGACTTAGCAAATCCTCAGATTCCCCGTTTACCATACAAAGCCTTGTCACGGGAACGGAAGAAAACCCCATCACGGTCGGGACAGGTGTTGGCATCTCTGCCACAAACCCGTATATTACTGAAGCTGTGGCGGCTGCTGTTTTTGAGGGAATTGGAAACAAGGCAATGATGCCGTGTAAGGTGCAATGGCGGGGAGACCCCTCTACGGAAGCAGGGGACATATTGCACGTTACAGATGTGACCGGACCAGCCAGCACATTCCCCGTTTACATTATGGAACAGGAACTGCGTATAAAGGGCGGAATGGTGGCGAATACGACCTGCTATGCGCCGCAGGACAAGCAGTATGTCGTGGAAAGCCCCATTATACAGCAAGTGAAGCGGGAATATTCCGGCCTTGCCAAAGCCATGCAGGATGCCACAGAAAGAATTATAGGCGCGAAAGGCGGATACTGGGAAATCACGCTGGATGATGATGGATTCCCCACCGGGTGGATGGTTCGAGACACGCCCACTATGGAAGATAATACAAGGCTGTGGATTATGAACATCAACGGCCTGGGGTATTCCAAAGACGGCGGGAAAACCATTTCTGGCGTTGCGCTTACGATGGACGGCGAAGTAAACGCAGACACAATTACGGCTGGGCAAATGTCCGCAGAGCGTGTAACGATCAATGGGCAAACGCTTTCTGATTTCATTGATGCAAGCATTGATGAAGATGGACACCCTGTACTTCGCATTGGATCCTCTGCATCGGAGATTGTTTTGAAGGAATACAACGACAAGATTGGGTTTTATGACGCAAGCGGCACACTGTTAGCGTACTGGAATAACAACAGCTTTGAACTGGTAGAGCTATCGAAGTTCCGCCTCGGTCCGATGTCTATCGTTGTGCAGCCGAATCAATCCATAAGTTTCGTGGGGGTGACGTGATGCCGAGTATCTACGGAAGCAAATCTAAGGGATGGCAGCTACGCCTTGACTATACAGTCAAGAGCCAGAGCATCGAAAATAACACCAGTGCGCTTGATTTAACCTTGTATGTGTATGACGGTACCGGGTACTCACAAAATGAGTCTGCGAACGAAGCGTATTACATTCTGCAAGGTACAAAAACTTGGAATCCGTACAATTATCCATCTACCGGTTGGTATAAACTGGGCGTAAAGTCTATCACTGTCACACATAGTGGCGACGGAACCGGGAAAGTCACGCTTTCCGGCGAATGGGACTGCGGCTTTGATTCGGCCTACACACCAAGGCATTTGACCGTCTCCGGTAGCGTTACACTACCAACAATTCCAAGAGCATCTTCCGTGTCTGCCACAAATGGCACAATGGGCGGTAATGTAGCAATTACCATCACACGGAAAAATTCCGCCTTTACACATAAGTTGTCCTATAACGCCGGAAGCGGGTATGTCTCTATTGCAACTGGTGTAGCCACATCTTACACGTGGGCAAGCCCTGACAGCATGATAGATGCTACCACGAATGCTTCTTCCCGCACGGTGACGATAAAATGCGAGACCTACAACGGAAGCAGCAAGATAGGTGAAAGCACGACAACCTGCGTCCTCACTGTGCCGGAATCCCTCGTTCCATCTTTAAGCGTGGTGCTTTCCGATGCCGCTGGGTATCAGCCGACATATGGATGGGTACAAAACAAGAGCCAGCTAAAAGCCGTTGCCACAACTGGCGGAGTAAGGGGAAGTACCATTGTAGGTACTGTCATGAAAATTGGCAATGAAAATGCCAATCTGAATACAGGGAATCTGCTTACAAAAAGCGGCTCTGTTGTGGTGACGGTAACTACGACAGATTCTCGTGGCAGAAACAAGACGGTTACAAACACTATTACTGTACAGCAGTATGCTGGACCGTCTATTGCAAATCTCACATACGCAAGAGGTTCTTATACAGGCGGCGTGTGGACAGAAAACAATACCGGCGCAGACATTAAGGTGATGTTTGATCTCACCATTTCTCTGAGTAATAACACCGCCAGCATCTCTTTGAAGATCGATGATGAGAATAGGCAAACCCTTTCTGCGCAAAGCTCCGGCTCAAAGGTTGTTTACATCGCCGGTGTCGGAACAGATACGACCAGAAAACTGACGGTAGTCGCCACGGACGCTTTTTCAAGCAGTTTTACCAAAGAAATGGATGTGGCGACAGTTGAAGTCCCGTTAAATATCAACTTCAACTTGCCGGGAGCGTGTTTTGGCGGGGTAGCAGAAAAAGGGAAAACGGTGCAATTCAAGTGGCCTATCTACGCCGAAAATACCGTGGAGCTGAACGGGGAATTGATTTTATCTGATTCCGCAGCGGGAAAACTTCGGCAAGCGATGGGCATCCAAGACTACATCATTGAGCAAGGCGTAAGTGGCAACTGGACGTACTACAAGTACGCCTCTGGTTATGCAGACTTGTGGTGGCGTGGTACAGTGACGCCCACCAGCTACACTACATTTGGCAGCGCCGCATACACAAATACGATTTCCCTGTCAATGCCCTTCGGGGTGACGGGGAACGTGGTAATCACCGGCAGTGCGTCTGATCTGCACACAATCTGCAATACGGATTGGAGCTATGCTTCAAAAACCTTGTCCTTCCGCATGACCCGTGGGGCGAGCATGACACCAACAAATGAAACCGTATCGCTGCGGGTGACTGGCAAGTGGAAAGCATAAAACATATAAGGAGATACCGCATGACAGAAACTATCATTGTTGCACTTATCACCGGCGGCCTGTCGCTGCTGGGGGTAATCATCACCAGCAACAAGACCACCCGTGATGTGCAGGCCAAGCTGGACACGCAGCAGGCCGTCACCGACACCAAGCTGGATGAGCTGACCCGTGAGGTACGGGAGCACAATAACTTCGCCCGCCGGGTCCCGGTGATGGAGGAGCAGATCAAGGTAATCAACCACCGGCTGGCCGATCTGGAGCAGACGGCCAACCACTGAGCATCGCAAATCTAAAGTATGAGGAGGGATATGTATGTATCGAGGTACAACCCCCACGCTGACATTCCGCCTGCCCATCGACACGGGGAGCATCACGGTGCTGTCCTTGGCCGTAGCGCAGGCCGGACAGGTTAAAATCGAAAAAGCATTGTCGGATGTACAGCTGGACGGGAATGTTGTCTCCTGCACGCTGACGGAAGCCGAGACCCTGTCGCTTACTGCCGGGAGAGGCATTGACGCAAAGATACAGCTCCGTGTGGGCGTAGGCGGTCAGCGCATGGCATCTCAGGTATTCGAAGTGCCTGTGGAGCGTATTCTCCGGGATGGTGCGCTATGATCGAGTTTGCGGTAACTTTTTCTCCCGGCGCTGACCTGGAGGTCAACATGGGTCAGGTGATGGAGGTGTATGCTACCGAGGAGCGGACGGTGGAGCTGTCTATGCCCTCCGGCAATCAGGTCATCCTGCCCACCAGCAGCAAAGGAATGCGTAAGGTGACGATTCAAAAACCGGACACTATGCTGCCCGAGAACATCAAGAAGGATGTGGTGATCGGCGGCGTGACCGGCGCCCTTGAGGCACCACCGACAGGCCCTTATATAGAGTATACGTCCCTCGACAGTTCTGGTAGAGTGTTTACTGCTAAATTTCGAGGAACAATTGTTCCAGAGCATGCATTCTCTTATTTGGCGGAATTGACATCAGTAGATATGCCAGACAATGTAATTGCAATTGGTGATAGTGGTTTTTATCGCTGCCCAAAGCTCCAATTGACAAGTCTCCCTTCCGAAATTACCTCACTCGGAGATTTTGCATTCTCTGATTGTTCAAAGCTAGCGTTAACAAGCCTCCCTTCTGGAATCACCTCAATTGGAGACCAGGCATTTAGGGATTGCTTTAGTCTCGCATTGACAGGTCTTCCTTCTAGAATTACCTCAATCGGAGATTACACATTTAGGAATTGTTCAAAGATGGTACTAACAAGTCTCCCTTCTGGGATTACTTCAATCGGAGATTTTGCGTTTCTCAACTGTTACCAACTATCAATGACGACCCTGCCTTCTGGAATTACCTCAATCGGACAGTATGCATTCAACAATTGCCCAAGGCTCGCATTGACGGCCCTACCCTCTGGACTTACTTCATTACCAACAGCCGCATTTCAGTATTGCCCAAAGCTCGCATTGACGACCTTCCCGTCTGGAATGACCTCGATTGGAGCTTATGCATTTAGGCAGGGTACAGGTCTCGCATCAATAACCCTTCCCCCCGCACTCACTACAATCGGAGATTATGCATTTGCCAATTGTACTGGATTGGAAACGGTTAGATTTACGAGCACGGTATCATCAATTCCTGGTGGAGTATTTTCCGGATGCCCAAAACTGTCTACCATTTATGTTCCGTGGTCGCAGGGGCAAGTAGCAAATGCTCCTTGGGGTGCGAGCAATGCCACCATCATTTACGATTATACTGAGAATTAAAAAAGGGAAGGAGACGGAAGTGAATGTACAATACCGACTAAACCGATAAACAAAGGCTTGTCAACATTTTTTTGTGTGCCCGATTCGGGCACGGAAAGGAGCAATTATGGAAACTTTTGGCATCGCAAGCGTGGCGGTTATCACCGTCATCACCTACCTCGTGGGGCTGGTGGGCAAGGCCAGCAGCATGAACGACAAGTGGATCCCCATCCTGTGCGGGGTCTGCGGCGGTCTGCTGGGGGCTGTCAGCTACTATCTGGCACCCATCCCGGACTTCCCGGCGGGCGACCCCATCACCGCCATTGCCGTGGGTATCGTCAGCGGTCTGGCAGCCACCGGCATCAATCAGGCTGTCAAGCAGTTGAGCAAGGGGGAGTGAGATATGGGCAAGCGCATCACTGACGCATATCCCATCGCCAAGGCGGGCGGCATCCCCATCAACACCAGCATCCCAGCCAGCAATGAGACCTATGACCGGCTGGGCGGTCGGGACGTGGCCTTTGTGGTGCTGCACTACACGGGCAACGTTAGTGACACCGCCGAGGCAAACTGCAAGTATTTCGCAGGCGGCGACCGGGAGGCCAGCGCACACTACTTCGTGGATGAGGACAGCATTTACCAGTCCGTACCGGCCTGTGACCGGGCGTGGGCGGTAGGCTCTTCCAATCCGGTACATCCCCTCTGCCGCAACACCAACAGCATCTCTATCGAGATGTGCTGCTCCGGTAACTACCATGTTTCCGAGCGCACCAAGGCCAACGCTGCGGCATTGACGGCGGAGCTGTGCAAACTGCTGGGCATCTCCGGCGTGGACACCTACGTCCTGCGGCACTACGACGTGACCGGGAAGTCCTGCCCCCGGCAAATGGCAGGGAAGAACAATGCGGAGTGGGAGGCGTTCAAGGCCAGCGTCAAGGCGCTGCTGAACGAGCAGTCAAAGCCCGCACCCGCACCGACGACGAAGGAGGAGACGATCAACATGGAACTGCGTATGCTGCGCCGTGGCATGGAGGGCAATGACGTCCGGGCCGCCATGCTGCTGATGAAGGACAAGGGCTATTACCCGGATGAAATTTGGAGCGGTGACAAGCTCTTTGGCCCCAAGATGGAGGCGGGCCTGCGCCGGATGCAGGCAGATCACGGTCTGGGCGTTGACGGCATCATCGGCAATGCCAGCTGGAATTTCCTGCTGAAATAAAGGATAAAATAAATCCACTGGAGGGCGCAGAGGACACCGCTACGCCGGCCTCACGCCCGTGCATAAGCATCCGCACCTCCACGGCTATTGTTTTGCCGATGGATAACAACCATAAGGCCATAAGGAAGCTCTTATCAAATCTGCCGCCGAAACGTGCTATCGCCCTCGTGGAATCGGTTTTACTCCCAAAGACAGAGGAAATGATCGTCATAGATTGCGACGTGCGCCGGAAAAGCTGCGTACAGGTGGCAGTAGAGCGGAATATGTCCGTGGAAACTGTCAAGCGGTATAGGTGTAGAGCATACCACAAAATTGCACAGGAGCTATTTAACCCCCTGCCTTAATTGGCAGGGGGCTTTTTGCACTTTTCTGACACTTTTTAGGCACTTTTAGGTGCCTGTTTTTTTGTATCATAAAGGCAGAAAGAAGGTGGCAAAATGTACGACCGGCTTATCGCCTGCGGTTACACGGAGCAAATGGCGGCGGATATCCTGAAACTATTCCCCGACCAGGAAGAATTGCGGATATATGTATATTTTGCCGAACTATTCCGTGAAGAAAGGACGGTATGTTGATGGCATTTAATCCTTACTACCAGAATCCGTATCAGCCGATGGGGTATAACGGGCAATACGGCAATTATGCCCCGCAGAACGCCGCAGGAGCACCGCAAGCGTTCGGGTGTCAAATTACAAGGGTAAATGGGAGAAACGGCGCAGATGCGTTCAGAATGGCCCCCAACAGCTCTATTCTGCTGATGGATGAGAACGACCCCATTGTGTGGATGAAGCAGACAGACGGAGCTGGGTATGCAACGGTAACGCCTTACACAGTTTCTCCGTATCAGGCCGCACCTCCTGTGGATGTAAGTAGTCTGGAAGAGCGTGTAAAGAGATTGGAGGACACAATCAATGGCAAATCCAATGATGCAAATGCTGATGGGAAACGGAAGCCGAAAGCCGAATAATCCCCTTGCGATGGTGGCAGAGTTCCGAAAATTTGCAGCGAACATGACCCCGCAAAAAGCGCAGCAAGAAATCGAGCGGTTACTAACTTCCGGGCAAATGAGCAAAGAGCAGTTTGCTGATTTGCAGAAACAAGCAAAGGACTTTGTGCAATTCCTGAAATAGGCCGGGTCGACACGGTTTATTTATAAAAAATTATGAAAGGAGTTTCCCACATGGAGAACGGTATGTCCCTTAGCGATATCGCCGCTGTGACACGTGGCGCAAATGATGAGAGCGGATGGGGTTCTGGCTGGTTCCTTATCGTGGTTCTGTTCCTGTTCATGTTCGGTTTCGGCGGAAACGGTTGGAACCGGCAGGGAGAGTTCGGCCAGTTTGCAACCGCTGCCAGCCAGCAGGAGATTCTGTTTGGCCAGCAGTTCGGCCAGGTCAACGACCGTCTGACCAACATCGGCAACGGCATCTGCAATCTTGGTTACGAGATGCAGGGCAACATCGGTCAGTTGGGCAAGGAGATGGCTTTGGCGCAGAATGGCACCAACATGACCATCATGCAGACCGGCAACAGCATCCAGAGCCAGATGGCGCAGTGCTGCTGCGACACCAAGCGAGCCATTGACGGCGTAAACGCCAACATCGACGCGAAGTTTGCGGCTCTGGAGAAGTCCCAGCTTGAGCAGCGCATTGCGGAGCAGTCTGCCCGCATTGCCAGCCTTGAGATGGATAACCGGATGTATGGCGTAGTCCGCTATCCCAACGGCTACACCTACAATGCCGGTAATTCCCCCTTCTGCGGCTGCAATAGCTGCTGCGGCGCAAACATCTGACAAAAGCGAAAGGCCCCTCTTGGCCGGGTTATGGGCGGGGCTGGTGTCCCGCCCTCTTTATTTTGAAAGGAGATTTTATAATGTCTTGCAAATCTGCGATTTACACTGCTATGCAGACCCCCACGGAGGTTGCCGTAAATGGCGTTATCCCTCTGGGCAGTCTTATCCGCCGCTACGGCTGCGATATTTCTCTGAATGGAAATGCCGTCAACATCATTGGCAAGGGCTATTATGATGTTGATGTGTCCGTTACCGTCGCCCCCACGGCTGCTGGGACGGTTACCGCAACGCTTATCAAGGACGGCGTTGTTGTCCCCGGCGCAACAGCTTCCGCAAACGCTGCGGCTGGCGCACCTGTTGCGCTGGCATTCCCCGCTCTTGTCCGGCAAGCGTGTTGTGCGTCCGGCTCTGCCCTGTCTTTGGTGTTGACCGGCGCTGCATCCACCGTCAGCAATGTTGCCCTTCGGGTACAGCGCATCTGATGGAGGTGCGGGATGAAAGTCATCGAGAAATTGGAAGATTTTATCGATAGCGAAATCCACGATGCAGAAGTATATGCAAAGTGCGCCCTCAAGTACAAGGAATCCGACCCCACGCTTGCAAAACTGTTTTACGATTTGTCCACGGAAGAAATGCGACACATGGATTTGCTACACGGAGAAGTCGTTCGCCAGATCGAGCAGTATCGCAAGACGAAGGGAGAGCCGCCTGCGGCCATGCAGGCTATTTATGATTATCTGCACGAGAAGCAGATTGGTAAAGCTAAGTGCGTGAAGGAATACCAAAGTATGTATCGTAACGGCTGATTACTGGGTAAAATTTGTAGCCCACGATGTAGCCCACGCAGAGCAATTTACTACAACTTGGCACAATTTTGTGCAACGCTTCACCCTACAAGCAGCCCGTATAGGGTGATAAAAGACCCCGGAAACCCTTGATTTACAAGGATTTCCGGGGTTTTGGCGCGGAAGGAGGGATTTGAACCCTCGCACGCGGTTTAGGCGTCTACTCCCTTAGCAGGGTAAATCAAACCCGCTATAAATCAATGGTTTGCGGAGATTTTGTAGCCCATTTGTAGCCCACAAAGAGGGCTTATTTTTCGAGCTGATTTACTCCCCTGTGCGCCGCTTCCGTAGACACATGAATGTATCTTTGAGTGGACGCAAGCTTGGAGTGACGCATGATCTGCTGGACGACCGGCAACTCCACGCCTTTCTTTACAGCTTCTGTTGCTGTGGTGTGGCGGCAGGAGTAAGGAGGCAAATCCCGGATTCCAAGTTTCTTGGTGGTAGCATGGTATTCCTCATAGAATTTATTTTCATAGCCGCTATACAGTAGGTGTGTTTCCGGTGATGCAGATTCTGCCAATCGCTGTATCACTGGGGACATAAAAACCGGGAATACAATGGGGGTGTCTTTCCGCTTTTTTGTTTTCCTTCCGCATCCGTATATTTCGTGCTTTCCGTAGTCGATCATGTCGGATTTACAGGCGAACAATTCTCCAGGCATCATGGATGTGTAAATCATGAGGAGCATATAACCCACAAACAGTTCCCCATTGTCCCACGCTTCCCACATGGAATTTACTTCCTGCTCTGTAAACGGTTCTGGTTCTTTTTCCACCAGCTCCGGCAGAACAATAAAACGGGACAGATTTACTGTCACTGTGCCATTTCCTCCGTTGCTGGCCATCGCCCTTTTGTATAGGTGTGACAGCAAGGATTTCATGTCACGGGCCGTGTAGTAGGATGTGGCTTGTTCGTTGACAACGGCCTGTAAATCATCTATGGAAAGTGTATCGATTTTCCGTGATATAATAGGCTCAAGGCGCTCCCGTGCCTTTTTGTAGCCTGCCTGCTTATCTGTGGAGAGCTTTTGCATATCGTTTTCGCTCCAGCCTTGCCACAGGGTTAAAAGCGTAGGAGATGCTTTTTGACCCTCTCCCGGCAGCTGGGCCGCCGCCCATTTCAGGGCTTCTGTTTTTGTCTGGAAGCCGCCCTTTGTGGGCCGTTTGCGAATGAGCCTATGGCTACCGTCCGCTTCCTGCGCTGTGTAGGAATATCCAGCTGCACGGGCTGTCCATGTCTTTCCTCTTTTGTAGGCATTTCCTGCACCGTTTGGTCGTGACCGGCCTTTTCTCTTTTCAGCCACCTGTTTTTTCCCGCACGCATGGCAGTACACCGCCCCCGGCATAAGCTCAGCGCCGCATTTAATACAATTTGCCATTGTGTTACTCCTTTGATATGCGTACAACCGTAATCATGGCCGCAATCGTTACTGCGCTCCCGGCCAGCAGTACGGCGATAAGCACCCACGCAAACACGCTTGAACCCCCGCCGATAATCATTCCCGTTGTTTTTGCGCGGAAATCAAGAAACACATATACGGCCAACAAGAGCATTACAATTATAAGCGCGGATATTGTGATATAAATTACCCTTTGCTGCGACTTGATGCGCTTGTGCTGCAAGTCTATGGTTTTCTTCATGCTCTCTACATTGCCCTCTAATTTGGCAGCTTTTATCTCCGATTCCCTGCTTTGTTTTAACTCCTCCAGCTGTTTTTCTGCGGGGACGTTTTCGATGATGCCAAAATACCGATCCAGCGACACGCCCAAAACGGCGCAAATGTCACCGGCGTTATACACGCTTGGGGCTTTGGATGCCGATGCAAAATAGTTGTTGATGGTAGAAATAGAAATCCCCGTTTCGTCTGCCAGCTGCTGCGTGGTAATCCCTTGCCTTACCTTTGCTTCTTTGCAAATTTCTCTCAGCGTTTTCATACTTCTTTCCCCTTATTGGGCATAATCTACCCTTTTATTGCCGTGCAAATATTGTAAAAATCCCTTTTTGGGATTGCGCTGCCCGATTTGTTTTTGATATGGTGGCGATGCAAACGATAAGCCGATAGGTGATTCGTGGGCAAAGCCCACCCTGTCCGGTGCGGGGGCGGGGTGGGCAAATCGAACAAATTTTCTAATTTTTTTATTTTTGTTGCACGAAACAGGGCAACAAACCCACCTCTGGCGTGTATAGGTGAAAAGACTTAATGCGGAGGAATAGAACGAATGTTTGCAATCGAAAAGAAATATGGTATAATTAGAAAAGAGCATCCTGCGCACGCCAAAGCGGATTTCCTGTCCGCACTGCGTACACTGACAGAAGAAGAACAAATCGAACTATGGAAGGAGCTTGAACAAAATGGAATTATCAAACGCAAAAGTCCTGATTGCATCTGACGGCGAGAAGACATTCGTCCTCGTAAATGGAACACCGCTTATCGGAGATAAGATTGACTTCAAATCTGATATGTGCGGTGTCCGGCTCAGTGTGTCTAATGCCCTGCTTACACCTAACCTGTACAAAGCCAGTGACTTTGCCGCATTTGTGAAAAACAAGTTAGGTTATGATCTGTCCGTCATGTAAATCCCACATGAGGACGGTTTCCGGGTCTTGCTTATCCATGTAGGCAATGCCCACATCCGTCAGGACAACACCACCAAAACGAGAATACTCGGCATATCCGGCAGCACAAATCTCCTGTAACCCATCCTTTATTGCTTCTAGAATCGGCATGAAGAATGTGGAGTTTTGCTTCGACTGCCCGTATGCCCGGCGCTGGCAGTAATGCGTGTAGAGAGTTGCCAGCGCCTTTTTTGCGCTTCTTGTCAGCTCAACGCCCATCGCTGCGCCTCCTCTGCTGAATCTCTACAAGCTTCTGCATGGCCTCAAGAATCTGGTCATCCGTCCAGTTTTCAGCCTGTTCTTCCCAATCCTTCATAGTCGGCACGAATCCCTCGGCATTTATGCCGGGGGCTTTTTTTATGCCCGGATCATCCGTTTCGCCCTTTAGCCACTCCACGGATACATTGTAAATGTCGGCAATCTGATGGAGTTTCTTTGTATAGGAAACGCTTGCCCCGTTCTCCCACATAGAAACAATAGAGCCATCATTATATCCTATGCTTTTGGCAAACTTTACCTTTGCCCCGTGAGCGTATTTCCCGTTCTTGCCTTTAGGGATAAGGCTTAATATTCTTTCCAGCACAATATCCATATTCAAAACCTAAAATTTGTCAGATTTGCCGAAAGTTAAATTTCTTCAAGTTTACTATTGCAATCTTGAAGATTATGAGGTATCTTTATATCAGGCCCACCGGAAAAGGGTACAAAAACACCAGCCCCCACGAAAGCGGCTTTTAACAATTTCTTTTGGCGAAGGTATTGTACCGCAGTTTTTGTGGAGTGTCAAGTGTGAAACCTCATGAATATGAGTTTTCGGTGGGCATTGACTGCGGCGGGGATAGAAATGCCCCGACCGTGCTGTTCCACGGTCGGGGTTTCCCCAAATTTGTTCACCAGAACACCCTTGCAACCTTCCGCACCGTCGGCGTGAGTTTGATACCTGCTTCACTGCATGACCCGACAGTGGCAAGCTGCGTTTTTTTACACGCTTCACTGCGTGGACGCTTGCCGGTTCTACGAGAGGTACACGATGAAACAGCCGTGCTTCTTTGGGATTGCCGCTCACTTTTGCGGGATGGGTTCCGCAAAGCCCATTTGCATCACGCCGTGTCCCCACGGTCTGGAACGGGCAAGGTCAAAAGTTTGGTCAAAAGTTTGGTCAAAAGGCCACCTCCTTTGATTTTGCCACACGGGCTATCAGGAGAGTACCACATTTCCCCGCCGCAGTCAATGAAATCTCACATATAAGGAGGGAAGACAACTTGACATTGAGAGAAATGCGGGATAGAGCAAATCTTTCCTGCACACAGGTAGGCAAGAAGCTGTTTGTTGACCAGTCCTGCGTAAGACATTGGGAATACGGAGACTGGGCACCGGCACGGAAGTACTACAAGAAAATGGCGAAGCTGTACGGCGTGTCGGAGGAGGAGATCAAGGCTGCTGCGGAAGCTATCCGGGCGGCGAACCGAGGTGAGAAGCGTGACAATCAATGATGTACGGAAGTCGGACAAGCTGTATCTGACCCCGGCAGAGGTTGCGGAGATGCTGAATTGTGACCCGCAAGCGATACGGGACGCAGCAAGGCACAACCCCGAACAGCTTGGATTCCCGATAATGCGGGTTGGCAACAGGACGAAAATCCCCCGGATGCCGTTTCTGCGGTGGCTGGGGATAGAGGAGGAGTAAACATGACCAACCAAGAATACAGGGCGCTGGAGGATGCTTTTCTGGCACGGCACGATGCGCTGTGCGAAGATAAGAACCCGCTGGAGTGCGATTGCCCGGCCTGCCCCTGCAAGGGTATGTGCGATGCGCTTTGCGCTGTGGAGGTGAATTGATGGACGGATATACATTGACGCTGGTGATCATCGGCGCAGCTACGGTGAGTTATTGGCTCATGCGGCTGGTGGACAAGCTGGACGGGAAGTAACACAAACGGAGGGAAAGACGATGAAAGCATACAAGGGATTTGATAAAGACCTGAAATGCAGAGAATTTCAGTACGAAGTAGGTAAGGAGTACGAGGAGGAAACCGCCTCTTTGTGCAAAAAGGGATTCCACGCCTGTGAAAACCCGCTGGACACATTCCACTATTACGCGCCGACAGATAGCCGATACTGCGAGGTTGATGTGGACGACAACGGAGAGCGCAACAGCGATGACAGCAAGGTTTGCGGCAAGCGTATCAAGATTGGCGCAGAAATCGGGCTGAAAGGCGTTATCAACGCCTGTGTGCGGTTTGTGCTTGACAAGTGCGAGAGCGCAACCGAGGAAAACGCATCGGGCTGGAACGGCAACGCCGCCGCATCGGGCGAGAGGGGCAACGCCGCCGCATCGGGCGTGAGGGGCAACGCCGCCGCATCGGGCGAGAGCGGCAACGCCGCCGCATCGGGCGAGAGCGGCAACGCCGCCGCATCGGGCTGGAGCGGCAACGCCGCCGCATCGGGCGAGAGCGGCAACGCCGCCGCATCGGGCGTGAGGGGCAACGCCGCCGCATCGGGCTGGAACGGCAACGCCGCCGCATCGGGCGTGAGGGGAACAGCTTCCGTAACCGGCCCGTATGGAAAAGCGTCTGCATTAGGCGAACAGTGCCTTGCCGTGGCATGGGGCCAAGATAGCCTTGCAAGAGGCGCTGTGGGCAACTGGATTGTTGTTTCCGAGCGTGACGATGATGGCAACATCATTGATGCCAAAATTGCAAAGGTGGACGGTGATACCATCAAGGCGGACACGTGGTACAAACTGGCGAATGGTGCGATCGTGGAGGCAAAGTAATGTATTTGTGTGATTATTGTGGGGCAGCGTTCCATTCGCTGGATTACATCGAGGAAAAGTCCGATGAGTGCGGAAACAGCATAATTTATGTCTGCCCAGAGTGCGGAGAGAAGATTATCCCCGGAGAAGCGGATGAATGTCCTGTTTGCCACGGCTGGAAGCCGATGAAGTCCGCTATGTGCCACAAGTGTGAGCTGGAAACGATCGGAAATTTCAAGCTGGCTATACGGAAGTTCTCCGATGTGCAGCTTGATTATATTTCCGAGCTGACGGAGGGTGAGTATCTCTCGGAGTTTTTGCATAAGGGGGGCTTGGGATGATAAACGGTGTCCTCCGGTACATAAAAGCTACAGTGGAAATCCCATTCCCGGAGGGGAAAATGTGCTGTAACCTCTGCCCACTGCTGGAGACTTATTCGCGAAATCAATGTCGGAGAACAGGCGAGTATCTGTTAGACACGAGAATCGTCGGGGCATATTGCCCGCTACAAGTTGTTGATGAGGAGAAAACCGAATGATGAATATCTATGAGAAAATCGCAGCGATTATGCAGGATGTCCAGTATCTTGCAAAGGACGATCATGTAGAGTTTGGCAGCACCAAGTATAAGGCATTGAGCGAGGAGAAGGTAACCTCCATCATGCGTGCGGAACTGCTGAAACACAAACTGGTTGTATACCCCATCGCACAGACAGCCGGGAGAACTGGGAACATTACCCACGTGGATGTCATCTACCGCATGGTCAACGTGGAAAACCCGGAGGAATACATCGAGATTGCATCCTGCGGAGATGGAGCAGACACACAAGACAAGGGCAGCGGCAAGGCCATGACCTATGCGTTTAAGTATATGTGGCTGCGGACCTTTGCACTTCCCACCGGCGAGGACCCGGACAAAATTTCTTCCGCCGAGCTGGACGAGAAGGAGCGGAACGCTGCTCCGGTGTGTGAGCGATGTGGAGCTGACATTGTGTCCGTCAGGAAGCGCAACGGCGAAATGTGGACGGTAAAGGACATGGTTAAGTACTCCAAGGGCCGCTACGGAGCGCAGATGTGCGCCGGCTGCATGAAGGCTGCAAAGAAGGAGCAGGACAATGTTGCAGGCTGATGTGACCGCCGCACGGTGGCAGCAGGACAGCGATGGGGCGTGGCTGTGCCTCCGGGTGCAGTCCCCCGCCTCTGCAATGACCATCTGTGACGAGATGAAGCCGGACAAGCAGTATGTGGCGCAGATCAAGCGCAAGGGAAGGAGCCTTGACGCAAACGCTTATGCGTGGGTGCTGCTGGATAAACTGTCGGCACACTATGGGATTCCGAGGAATGATGTGTACCGGGAAGAAATCAGGATCATTGGTGGTGTGAGCGATGTTGTGTGCATGGTATCAAAGGCGGCGGACGAGTTCTGCCGCAGATGGGAGGCAAAAGGAACCGGCTGGATGGCGGAACAAGGGCCAAGCAAAATCCCTGGATGCGTGAACGTGGCGGTTTGGTACGGCTCAAGCACCTACGACACAGAGCAGATGTCACGGCTGATTGACCAGATCGTTGCCGATTGCCGAGAAGCTGGAATCGAGACTATGACACCGCAGGAGTTGGATGCGCTAAAATCACGCTGGGGCGAAGCCCAGCCGTTGAGAGGTGATAAAGGTGACTGATGAAAGACGGTGCTTCCTGTGCGGCAGAAATGGAGCGGGTGACCCGCTGGAGCGGCACCATTAGGCACATCTTCGGCGGCGCGTACCGCAACAAAAGCGAGAAATACGGCCTTGTAGTGTATCTCTGCGGCGAACGGTGCCATAGAAACGGAGGGCTGGCAGTACACCGCAACGGGAATCAAATGCGCCTCCTGCGCCGATACGGCCAGTTAAAGGCCATGCAGGAACAGGGATGGACGGAGGATGACTTCCGCCGTGAATTTGGAAAAAGCTATTTGTAAGGAGGAAAACGATGGTAAACAGAATGATTTTGCAGGGGCGGCTTTGCTCTGACCCCGAATTGCGCCGCACCAACAGCGGAACAGCGGTGTGCAGTTTCCGTGTGGCATGGAGCGAGAAGATTAAGGACAGAGAAACGAAGCTGTTTCTCCCCTGCGTGGCATGGCAGGGTACGGCGGAGATGATTTGCAACCACTTTGCTAAGGGCAAGGAGATCATCGTAGAGGGCAAGCTCTCCAGCCGGGAATACGAGGACAAGACTGGCAACAAGCGCACTGTGGTGGAGCTGACGGCGGACCGGGTACATTTCTGCGGCAGCAAGGACAGCGCACCGCAGCAGCCCACGCAGACCTTCACGGAGATTTCCGAGGACGACGGCGATTTTCCGTTCTAAGGCGGTGCACCGATGCCGAACAGAATCATACGCGAGAGCATCTGCACCAGCGACAGCGTAGATAGGCTTTCATGGTTCGAGGAGGTCTTGTTCTATCGGCTGATTGTTTCTTGCGATGATTTCGGACGCTATGACGGACGGGCCGCGATTATCAAAAACAGGCTATTCCCTTTGAAAGAAAATCTTACTCTGAAAACTGTAGAAAACGCCCTTCATGGACTGGCGAGTGCTGGATTGGTTGCCCTCTATACTTCACAGGGCAAGCGCTTCCTCTACCTACCAACATGGGGTAAGTATCAGACACAGAGAGCAAAGGAAAGCAAATATCCTGAGCCTGTAGAGCCTACGCAAGCAGATGAAATCATTTGCAAACAAATGAATGCAGATGTCCCCGTATTCGAGAATCGAGAATCGAGAATCGATATACGAGAATCGAGAAGCGAGAATAATGCGCGCGAGGCGCGCTTCTCTCCGCCCTCTTTGGACGAGGTTCGGGCTTATATCGCCGAACGGGGGTCTACAGTTGACGCACAGCAATTCATCGATTTCTACGCCAGCAAGGGATGGATGGTTGGGAAAAATCGCATGAAGGACTGGAAGGCCGCCGTCAGAACATGGGAGCAGCGCAGAAAGGAGGAAGCCGGTGAACAGCCAACAAAGCAAGAATACCATGTCGGAACATGGCTGTGACATCTGCGGAGGGCTGGGCTACACCGTCCGGCGCACGGAAAGCGGCGAACTGGTGAGCAGAACCTGCAAATGCGAGATCATCCGCCGGAATAGGCTTCGCATGGAGCGTTCCGGGCTTCTGGGACTGCTGGATAGCTGCACCTTTGAGTCGTTCCAAACTCAGGAGTATTGGCAACAGGCCGCAAAGCAAGCGGCGGAGAGGTATTTGACCGACTGGAAAGGCAAGTGGTTTTTCATCGGTGGCTCTCCCGGTACTGGGAAAACGCACCTGTGTACGGCAATTTGCGCCAAACTGATGGACGGAGGAATCCCTGTCCGGTATGTGCAATGGCGGGGAGATATTCCCGCAATCAAGGCAAAGACCAACGATGCCGAAGCATACGCAGAAGCCATGCACCCGCTGAAAACAGTCCGTGCACTGTATATCGACGATTTTCTCAAGGGCGGCGTAACGGATGCCGACAAAAACATTGCCTTCGATCTGCTAAATGCCAGGTATATCAACCCGGATGCAATCACGATCATCTCCACGGAGCTGACCATTGACCGCATTTTGAGCTGGGACGAGGCAATCGGTAGCAGAATCAACCAGAGGGCGAAGGATTATATGCTGAACATCGGGAAAAAGCAGAATTGGAGGCTGAAATGACCAAGCGGGAGGAACGGAGATGAAGCACCTCGGTGATATTACGAAAATCAGCGGTGCAGAAATTGAGATCGTGGATGTTATCACGGGCGGATCGCCGTGCCAGGATTTGAGCATTGCCGGAAAACGCGCCGGGTTGGCCGGTGCAAGGAGCGGATTGTTCATGGAGCAGGTCCGCATCGTAAAGGAGATGAGAGAGCATGACAGAAAGAGCGGACGGACAGGTGACATGGTCAGACCTCGGTTTATGGTCTGGGAAAACGTGCCCGGAGCATTTTCAAGCAACAAAGGGCAAGACTTCGCGGCAGTCCTCGAAGAGATCATCCGCATCGCAGAGCCGGAAGCCCCCGATATTGAAGTGCCTGAAAAGGGATGGAACACATGGGGAGGCTATCACGATGAGGTGGGAGGACGATGGAGCGTGGCTTGGCGAGTGCATGACGCGCAACACTGGGGAGTCCCCCAACGCCGCCGTCGTATCTCGGTTGTCGCAGATTTTGGAGGCGACACCGCAGGAGAAATACTCTTTGAGCGCAAAAGCGTGTCAGGGCATCCTGCGGAGAGCGGAGCGGCGGGGGAAGGACCTTCCACCGGTGCTGAAAGCGGTGCTTCTTATGCAGTCCGGATCAGGGGGGGCTGTGACGGAGGAGGAAAGGGAGCCTTAGTCCAGACGGAGAAAAGCGGGACGCTTGGGACAGGGAATGACCAGACGATTTTCTGTTTGCAAGGAAACGCAATCGACCGTGCCGACACGACAGGATGCAACGGCAAGGGATGGCGTGAGGATACGTGCTATACGGTGAATACCATAGATCGCCCTGCGGTGTGCGCGGGGTTTAAGCTGGGCAACAGCGAACAGTCCCGGAGCATCGGCTACGCCGAGGAACAGTCCCCCACACTGAACGCAGAGTGCGGCGGGAACAAACCGGCGGTGCTGTGCCTGAACGATCAAGGCGGGAATGTGATGGGCGTGAGCCATGATGTTTCCGGCACGCTGAGAGCACAGGAGCATGGGCACCAGCCAACCGTGCTGGATATGTCGCACGCCTGCGACATCATCCGGGACTGCGGCGAGGTCAGTCCCAGCCTGCAAGCAAGAATGGGAACCGGCGGCAACCAAATCCCGCTGACATATCAAACCGTAACGGGAACGCTTTCTCCCGGTGCTCATGCCGGGAGCTATAACGGGCAGGATGCTTATAACGATATGCTGGTGTGCGGGGCAACACCGGATGTGGCACACGCACTGCGGGCAAAGGCTGCCTGTGCGTACCGGGAGGACGCAGAGACATACCCGGTGCAGAACATGGTGGTGCGACGCCTGACCCCGATGGAGTGCGAACGGCTGCAGGGCTACCCGGACGGCTGGACAGCCATTGGCGAGTGGATGGACAGTAAGGGCAAGCGCCACAAGGATGCGGACAGCCCCCGGTACAAGGCACTGGGCAATTCCATCGCCCTGCCCTTCTGGGACTTCCTGGCAAAGCGTATCAGCGCACAATATCTTCGCCCTGTTACGATGGGCAGTTTATTCGACGGTATCGGCGGCTTTCCGCTGGTGTTCGAGCGGCACAACGGCAAGGGCACGGCACGCTGGG